CTTCCTAGCAAACCTCTTGACCGCAGGATTAGGTGCATCTGCTGCGATAGCCTCCAGTGCACCCTTCAAATCGCCGTTGCGTAGTGCCGCAATAGACGCATCAGGCATGGGTAGCGTGGTGGACAAAGAAGCATTCTTAGGTAGCACAAGCGAATCTTTGTTTGCTTGCCTTTCTTTTTCTAAGTCTCTTTCGCGTTCGTCTAGCTGTCTTTGTGCATCAGCATCGCCTTCCTTAGCTTTTCTTCTAAGCTGCGGTAGTATCTGTGTAGTGAATGTATCGCTCGCGTCCTCACCTTTCTTACTCTCTAGCGGCTCAGTAAGTTTTTTAGTGTAGGAGGGTGGTGCTTTAGCTTCCCTGTGTTCCTTTACTGTTCTTGTTTCTTCGGCAGTAAGTCGTTTACCCGCAGCTTTCTTTTTCAACGCTCTGGTTAGAACAAGGTTCTTGTCTCTACGTTCTTTTCTTCTCTGCTGTACGCCTTGTTCAAACTCTACGTCTTTTGCTTCTTGTGCAGTTTTTTGTATACGTGTTTGTGTTGCGGGCGATAAGTTGGCACTGACCCAATCTAGCACTGCCTGCCCTTTCTCACGTCCCATACCCGCAGTTAAAGCAGCTTCATCACGCGGTGTTGGATCTTCAGCACTATCCTTAACATCTTTGGCTTTTGGGTCTGGATTGAACACATCGTAAGCAGCGAACGTAAGTCCTTTAGCAGGGTCGCCCGTTACTTCACCTAACTTTAAGTAGTCAGCTACAGCCTTAACTTCTGTTGGTGCATCACGCTGGGCTGTTTTAGATAGGGCATCATATTCTGTAAGGAACTGCTGTATGGCTTGTTGGTCTTGTTCAGGTAGTGGCACAGCCTTTGTCTGGTTGCTTCTGCCTATGAACTCTCGCTTACTAACTTCTTCAGGGGTACCGTAGACTTCTTCGTACGCACGGTTAAACCCTTCTACTGCTTCCGGCTCTGCCTCCGTGCCTCTAGCTTCTATAAGTTCAGCTTCTGCTCCTTTTATAGGTGTAACTGCCTCTGTTACACGCTCTGTGCGTTCTATACGTAAATCGTCTAACTCTTTTTGTGCAGCGGCTACGTTAGCTTCATATTCAATATTCTGTTGCTCAAAATCTTCGTCAATACGTAGCTTTCTCTCCGCAAAAGATAAATCCTCAAATGTGGGGTCAGACGCAGTTAATGCAGCTTGTATGGCTGACTTCTCTGGTTTTTGTGCCTCTGTATCTCGTAGCTTTTGCTCTGCTACACTTATCTGCACGTCGAGTGGGTCTGGTTGTGCCGCCTCTTCTTCTGCCTTTGCTTCTGCTGCTGCCCTTGCTTCTTCTGCTGCTCTTGCTTCTTCTGCTGCTCTTGCTTCTTCTGCTGCTCTTGCTTCTTCTGCCGCATCTGCCTCTGTTTCTGTTTCTGTAACCTCTTCTTTCGTAGCTGGCCCCAACGCATCAAATTCTTTGTTCAGGTTTTCTTGTATCTGAGCTTTGTTTTTTCGTGGTTGCGCTGCTTCCCTACGTAGGTCATCTCGTACATCAGGATCGGTTAGGTCAGCGTCTTTATATCTTCGGTATATAGAAGTTCTTTTGTAGTTCTTTCCCAGCACCCGTTCAAGGAACGAATCATTGACGGTTGTATCTGCACCGACCTGCCCTCTAAGTTGTTCTTCGGTCTGTACTGTTGTAGTTGTTTTACCGTCTTCCGTAATCCTAGTAACTGCGCCTTTTTCTTCGCCAGCTTCTATTGCAGCCGCTAGCTTTTCTTGCTCTTCTCTTGCTTCTCTTTCCGCTTGTTCTCTTTCTGCTTCTGTTATGTCGTCTAAAGTTGCATCAGCGTCGAGTCCCGCAACCTCTTCAGCCGCAGCTTCTGCTTCTGCATCTACATCCGCTTCTGTTACTGGTGTGACAGGTGCAACAGGCGTTTCTTCAGTAGGAACCGGAGTTACAGGGTCTGGCCCTTTTGCACGGCGTGGGGCAAACAAGTCAACAAAACCTTGCAAGATAGCGCCAGCACCACCACCTAGTGCGGCTTCTTCTGCGGTGCCACCAAAGGTCTCAGCGGCAGCGTTGTATTCCTGTTCGTTGAGATTCTGCAAGACGTTAGACGCAGCTTCTTGTGCAGCTTCTGCACCACCCGTTATACCCGCGCTATAGATACGCTCGCCTATGGTTTCAACTTTCTCAGGCGGTATCTTCTCAAGAAGTTTTGCAAGTTCAGGTAGCTTGCTGGTAGGTAGTACCCGTGCGATAGGGATTACATCGAGTAGGCCAATAAAGGCACCACGGAGTGCGGCGTCTCCACGTTCTTCTTCAGTAGCTTCAGCAGCACGAGCACGTTCACTTGCTTCACCAGCACCAGCGGCACCAGCAGCTATAGCACCAAGACCAAGAGCACCAACAGGGCCTATAGGAGTTAATGCTGCGGCAGCGGGGACAGCAGCAAGGCCAGCAATGGAGCCAAGCGCGGAGCTTAGTTTGTAGGATATAGAGTCAGGGTCGCCGCCTTCAGGGCGAAAAGACTCAGCAATAGACTGTATCTTATCTCGTGCAGCAAGCTCGCTTTCTTCTTCTAGGGGTGTAGCAAGGCCAAGCGCAGCCATTTCACCAACACCCACAACACCTGCTCCGAATCCAGAGGTGATGTCCTCAAATATGCCGGTTTCTCTCTCAGGTATAGCAGCTTGCGCTGCTTCTAGTCTTGCCCGTGCTTGTGCCAGCCTGTTGTTTTCTTCGCGCTCAAACTCTGACATAAAGTCAGTTCTAGGTGGCACTGCGGAGGCAGGCATGGGGTTGTTAGCTAAGAACTTCCTAGCAGCTTCAGCAGCGACTTGCCTGTCATCAGTATCGACATTAATAGATCTGCCATCAGGCAAATTTACCGCTATCATTATATTTGATTGCCTCCTGCGTCTACAGTAATAGTATCCCCAGTCAGGCGTTGTCGCTGTGCTGCTCTCGCTGCTGTTGCTTCGTTCAAATCCTTAGTTATCATAAATTGTCGTCTTCTTTCCGCTATTGCTTGTGGGTCTGTTAGCATCTTCTCATCCACCGACGCTTCTAACCTATCAAGCTCTGCCTTCGCTCTTTCTCCTTCTTTGCCGCCTTCGCTTATTTTTGCTCGTAGCGCCTGGAAAGCTAATGGCGATATACCAAGTTCGGTTCTTATTCGCTCTCTTATAACCTCTAGAGTTTTCCCAGAGACAGACGCTGCGGCTCGTGCCTTCTCAGGATCAGCATATGTACCTGCAATTATTCCTTCTCTCTGTAGTAACAGCGCTGCCTTCCTGTCTGCCGTCGCTCTTTCTGCTTCTACTGCACGGCGTTCTTCTGCGCTCATACGTTGCAGAGTACCTTGGGCATTAGCTATAGATGTCATTTCTCGCTGCATTACAGCATCGTACGCATCCGCAGCATCATTACCTACTTCACGACGAAGGGTCATTTCTGCTGTACCTATGTTGTCTAGGGCAGTCTCAAACTTATCACGTACCGCCTCTTGTTCTTTACGGTACTCAGCACGGGCTTTAGATCCGCTCCCCGGAGGCCCACTAGCTAACCCACCAAGTTGAGCTAGTAATGCACGTCGCCTAACAAGTTCTGGATTAGTGCGTTCTTCGTATAGTTTTCTAGCACGGGCTTCTCGGTCTTTTAGTATTTCAATACCACGACCTAACCCTAATTCACCGCGCACAGCTTCAGCTCGTTCTTTAGCTAGTTGAGAAGGATCACGTTCTAAATTCTTTAATAGTGATGTTTTAATTCGGTCATCTAGGCTCATTATGCCTTCACCAGCACCAGCACCAGCATCGGCATCGGTAGTGGTAATAGCAGCATCACTAACGGTCGTTTGGGGTATACCCTGTATCATAATGCCAGATCCGGGTGTGTCTTCCCGTGGCGTTAACTGTTGCTCTATTACATCACCTGCTTGCGTTGAAGAGCGTAAGGCCGACCTATCTGGTCGAGGCATTTGCCCTACCTGTATACCCCCTGTTATAGGAGTAAACATTTCCTCCATTTCCTCTTGCAAGGCTCTACTTCTTCTACGTTCTTGTATCTCAGTCTTAGTACCCGCCAGAGAAGGATTTCCACGACGTTCTGCTAACCTAGCTATTAGCTCTTGCATCTCTCTTTGTCTAGGTGTTTGCTCAATAGACGACAGACTAGGCTCAGACGCACGACGTTTTTCTGCCGCTGCTCTTAGGAAGTTAGCTAACTCATCTTTAGTAGGGCCACCTTCTTGAAACGCAACAATACCCCCACCAGCTAACTGCACTGGGCGTGCTTGGCTCATAACACCTTGCGCCATTTGTGGCTGCTGCGGAGCGCCTTGTGGCATACCTTGAGGCATACGCGCTTGCTGTTGTGGAGCGCCTTGTGGCATACCTTGCTGTGCGCGAGCTACAGTGCCCATCTCGCTTGGGCCTACCCCCATTTCCTTTGCGGCTTGTTGGCGGTACTCGCCCATAAGACCTTGCTGCATTTGATCTTTGATCGTCGCAGGGTTGCCTTGTTGCTGCATCATCTGGTCGCGTTTTATAGCGTCTAAATCTTGCTTGAGTTGTTGCATAGCAAGTAGATCGACCAGTTCTTTGGTCATGTTGGCACGCTTCTGAAGCCCTTGCATATTGCCTGCATAGGCGTCTTTCGTACGTTCAATCTGGCTAATAGGATTGTTTAGCATCAATTAAATACCTATGTTGGAGGGCCGCCGCCAGCAGCGGGAGGTGTCCCGTACCCTATGAGATCAAGGAATTCTTGTAGTATACCGCTAAGTTGTTGTCCTGAACTTGGGTCTATGTAAGAAGTCTCTCTGGCAGATATAGGCAACCCTTGCAACATAGACTGCATGAACTGTAGCTGCTCGTACGGATATTCCCTCTCACGCATAAACTGCAAGTAGTCGGCTGTAATACCTTCCTGTTCAATACCTCGTTGGGTAGCTCCTGCTGTAGCCATATCACGTAAAGCACTCAAACCATAACGGCGGTCAGATTCCTCTGCTGCAATTCTACGACGTTCTTGCTCGTTAAACTGCTCACGCTCCCGCTCTTGACGTTCTATCTCACGCCTAGCTTCTTCGTTTGCTTGTGCTCTACGGCGTTCGTCAAACTCTGCTAACCTGCCAGCCTCTACGTTAAACTGTCCTCGACGCGCTTCTTCGGCTTGTCTTCGTGCTTCTTCTTCCTTGTTAAACTGATCTACGCCGACTTCAGCAATACGCTGGCGCATACGTTCTTGTTCGTTGAACTGGGCCATCATGGCATCGCGGTTAGCCATCGCACGTTGTTGTTCGGTGTTAAACTGGCCCATAGCAGTATCGAAAGCGCGAGCGTAGCCCTGTCCAGTAATATCCGCTATTTGCTGCCCTGTGTTGCGTGCTCTCTCTGCATCCATAATAAAAGAACGAGAGCCACCAAACGCACCGGCCTGTGCAGCTCTACCGGCGTCTTGGGCTTGTGTAATAGCCTCTTGCCTGCGAACTTCAGCAATTTGCGGATTCAGTGCCGCCTGTAAATAGGGGTTCATGTACTGCTGTGCAGCCGCTGCGGTAAACGCTGTAGGGTCGTACGTGTTCTGGAACGTACCTTGCTGCATACCAGACAGGTCGTAGGAGCCGGGGGTGTATCCTGTTTGAAACGTACCTTGCTGCATACCAGACAGGTCGTAGGAGCCGGGGGTGTATCCTGTTTGATAGCCTTGTCCTGCGGCACTACCAAAACCAAACGTACCACCAGCGGTCATATCACCGCCGAAAGAAGCTATGCCGGTTTGTTGAGTAGGATCTAGTCCTGCATAGCCAGCAAAAGCCTGACCTTGTAACCCGCTAGCGCCCGCAGTAAGTGGGCCACCGTAGGCTTGATAAGGCATCTCTGAAACTGCACGCGCTCTACCAAGCATGTCGCTGACATACGGGCCAGCAAACTCGGATAATACTCCAGAAGAACCTGCTTCTTGTCCTGTGTTATCTTCTAAAGACATAACTTATGACATCCTCTTAGATAGCATCGCAAGCACTTGATCTGCGTCGATGTTTTTCTGTTGTTTCGGTGTGCCGGTAGCTTTTTTACGTACTGTGGACATAAAATCATCCAGTGCTGCGGCACCTGCATCGGAGTTACCGTTACCCAGTATAGCTACCAAATCGGCAGGCAACACATACTCACCGTGGCTTAATCTTGCTTCTTGTACACCATCTATATCGGCGGGTATAAGATCAGCTTGTCCGTCGGAATCACCTTGCAAGTAGCCACCACCTTGCAGCACTGAACCGCCCCCCATAAACCCTGATGCTTGTGTTTTAGCTTTAGCACGCGCCTCTTCTAAGGACATAGGCTGTTGGCCTTCAGGCTTCTTAGCGTACATGGTGTCAGAGAAATAGCGCCTACCACCACTGCCGGGGCGACGGTCTGTATCGTCTCTACCTGTAACTTGTTCTCGCACTGCCGTGTATTCGGGAATGCTACCTTGGTACCCTACTTCCGGTACTTTAGGGTCAAACACACCTCTATCTTTAAGAAAGCTAGATATAGCTAATGGGCCTAGCAGCTCAAGTAACCCGCCTATACCACCAGACCCCGTACGCTGCGGAAAGAATCTCCTTGCTAGACTACCAAGAGCATTTGGTTTGCCTTCTTTAGAATCTTCCTGTGCCGCCGCCGCCGCTAGAAGAGCTGGTAGGTTAGAAGTATCACTAAAAACAGCATCATCAAAGCCGCCAGATGTACCAAAAATATCATCAAGAAAATCTACGTTAAATCCTTGATCGTCAAATTTGGTAGGGTCACGGTAAGGGTCAGTAAGAAAATCTAAATTAAGTCCGCTACCGCTGTAGCTATCGCCCACGTTACCTATATCAAGGGTGTCCATAAACGCATCGGCATCAAACGTATCGGTAAAATCATAATCCACTGGATCAGTGCGATAGTCTTCTGGATCGAAGCTATAGTCGTAGCTTGTAGTAGCGCCTACGTCGGGTGTGCCAAGCGAACTCATAAATGCGTTAATGTCGAAATCTAAAGCTCCACTCATCACTTGCCTCCGACTATACGTAGTAGCTCATCAAGATTACCATAAGAACTTCTGACTGCACCACCGTTTGCCATACCGCTACCCGTTATGCTGGCTAGGTACGCAGCTATACCATCTGTTCCACGTTCGTATTCACCAATTTGAGCTACGTCAGGAGTATATTCACGGATTACACGGGGTGCTGAACGTCTTGTTGGTGATGCTGACGATGGTGCTCCTGATAATGCTCCTGATAGTGCTCCTGTAGGTATTACACTTGCCACATCTGCAACCGCACCTGCTGCACCCTCCACCACGTCTTTAACTTCTTCGGGTACGGCTTCTGCGACTGCTTCTACCCCTTCTTTTATAGGCTCTATAACTACATCGTCTACTGCGCTACCTACGTCTTCGATTACTTCTTTTACAGGCTCAAACACGTTGTCATCTAACGTCTTACCTACAGCTCTTGTAGCGTCGATTAGCGGCTCAGTAGCTTTCTTGACAGGTTGTAATATAGCATCATCGAACATACTGCCTGTGTAGCGAAGGGCATCGCCTATCTTCTTGATGAACTCAGGGGTTTTCATGTTACTGGGCGCTAATGCACCGCCTTCCATGATGTACTCACCAAACCCTCTAGCTATAGCATCACCAAAATCGGTGCCTTTCGCTAACTCAAGTTCGGTCTTAACAAGTCCTGCAACCGCATCGTCTTGGTTTATGTTGTAGCCATCTAAGAACTTTTCGTCTAAGCCGACTTTATCCATCGCTACTTTAGTAAATTTTGGGCCGAATGCGGAGATCGCGGCACCTGCTATGTTCCCATCTATCGCAGCGTCTACAAACTTAGCCCCTTGCACTACTTTGTTAAAGGTGTCGGCAGTTTTTGCAGTAGCTTCGGCAGCAGTAGTAAGTTGCGCCAGCCCTTCCTGTGCTTTTGCCACCTCACTCGCGCTAGTAATTGCTCCAGAAAACGGACTTATTGCTTGTGCGGCCCCACTAGCCGTATCCGCCGCTGCCTGCGCTGCGGCACTAAGACCTTTTGCGTAGCCCCCCGCACCCGCTAACGCGAAAGACTTGAGTATGTCATTAGTATCGCCACCTGTAGCAGCAGTTATACCGGCAGACGTTAAACCGTGGGCTAGTGCAGAACCAACCGCAGACGTACCACCACCAAAAGCAGCCGTACCAGCAAGTGCTCCACCACCAACCACAGACAACCCAACTATAGCGGCAACTTTTAGCGCGTCTTTGACAGAGCTGTCTTTAACTTCTTTGGTGCGTATTTCACCGAAAGTCATGGGGTCATAGAGGTAAGTAGACCCGTCTTTAGTCTGGCGAATAGGCTGCACGCCGTACTTGGCGTACATAGACTGAATCATGGGGTCGCGCTTGTACGCTTCTAGCAATGCTTCTTGGTAGCCTATGCCTTCGGTAGCCTGTAGATAAGGTATTGTCTCTGCAAGCACAGGCTTGATAAGCGACTGAAACTCAGAAATTTGCTCTTGCGAAGCGTTTGTATGCGACTCGTAGTTACCACCAAAATCTCTAATGCTTGGTGTGCCAGTGGTAGGTACAACGTCGAATCCGTAGTAACTGCTTAACGCTGCCGCAGTATCTGCACCGCCAGTATTAGCGATTGTACTGAAGGCAGACCGAACTACGTCTTTGTTTACACCTACACCACTCTTTAGTCCTTTTAGGTGTTCAGGGCCACCCACTTCAGATAGGTATTCATCTGGCGTAAGGCTTAACTTTGCTTTGGGGGCTTGGTAGTAACTTCTTCCGCCACCTTCACCGCCTATATCCATAGCCATTTCTCTGTAGAGGGCTTCTTTAGGATTTAGCGGGTCTATAACAGTGTTTCTAAACACCCTATCGTAGTAATCATCTACCTCGTCCACATCATCTACAGTGTCGTAGACATTCTTACTTGCTGCACCTAGCAGGGTGTCTTTGTAGCTTTGTATAGCACTTTTAGCAGACACGGGTTTGCCCCTGCTAGCTATCATAGCATCCACTACAGACGCACGAGATGTATCCACGGACTTAGGTTTAGGTGTAGGCTCAGGTGCAGTAGTCGCAGGAGGCGTTACCGGCGTTGGTTTGTCGCCAAGAAGCGTTATTCCCTCTGGTTTACCCGTATCTAAATTGATTGCCGGGGGCATTACTTGAGCGCCCACCATGCCTTCAGGAAGATCTGGCATTGGCGGTTGGTACATCGGAGCACCCGTAACCGGGTTTTTGTAATACCTTCCTCCTGACTGTACTCCTTCTGGTAAAGGTGTGGACGTAACAGGAGGAGGTGTTACTGGTGCGGGTGTAGGCGCTCGTGATTTTAACGCAGGTGGTGCAGTCGAACCTATTACTGGCGTGGGCTTAGGCGCTACAGGTGTAGGTTTGGATTGCACAGGAGATATTTCTCCCATCTTCTTTAGCATATCCTCTAATGCACCGCCAACAGGTGCAGGTCTATCTGGGGCGCGTTCTCCCGGCAATTTTACAGGGCTTCCCGCACCAATAGGAGGGCTAGACTTTTGTGGCCTATCTCCTATACCCCGTTTGTACCCTGATGTACCTATTGTATCTGTTGCAGGTGTAGGCATCTTACCTTTCATCGCTTCTCTGAGTCTTTCAGATAAGCCGTCAGTAAAAGATGCAGGCGCTACAGGCTGCGGTCTAGGTGTTACCGGCGGCGAGGGTGTAACCCTCAATTCTGGTGGAAGTGCATAGTCCGGTATTTTGTTAACTATCGGCCTACCCATACGATCATACTTCAAAGGGGGAGGGGTAAAAGTTGGTTTAGGAGCCACGGGTGCGGGTCTAGGTGGTGCAGGAGGTGGAGCAGGTATACGAACAGGGGGAGCTACACTAACAGGTGCAGGAAACCCTCCTAATCCAAATCGACTAAGATCTAAAGTGGGTACCTTACTGGGGTCGAAGAAACTACCTATCCCAGAGAAATCAAGGTTTATTGGGCCTATGTTACCTATCACTACGTAATCTCCAACAAGCTGGCTATAACGTGTAGTCTATTAGCAGTGGCAGCAGTGACTTTCAATATCTCCGACTCCTCTACCACTATAGGCGAAGTAAGCAGTTCCACTGTGGTGTTAGCACCGACAGCCTTAACCTTAAACATACTAAATACCGCAGCAGAAGCATCGGTAAGTGTTACCGTTATAGTGTCAGCGTTACCAGAATCTTCTGACACAAGTATAGACTTAACAATAGTCGTAGTTGCCGTGGGGCATGTGTACAACGTGGTAGCGTCAGTAGTGGTTAAATCTACCTTTGCGTTTCTGTATTGATTAGCCAAGGAACCACACCTGCGCTTGAGATTCAGTAGAGACGGCTGCTTCTCTTATCTCTTCGTCCAACTGCCTAAAGTAAATACGTAGTACATTATTGAACTGCTCAAACGATTGCTGGTCGTACCCCTTTGGGGGCGTTGGCAGTCTCGGTGCTACGGAGTTGTAAGTAGTCACTATCGCCTCCCGTCAGGGCGTATATCAAGTCGCGGTGCTCCAAGCTGCCACTTAACCCCTAAGTCCTCAGACCGTACTTTAATTGATAGCTGCCTACCGCGCACGCGAGTATTTATCTGTGTGGTGAACTTCTCTATAGGTATCACGGCAGAACGCGCCACAGTTGCACTACTAACCCCACCTTCTGAAGCGGGATCGCTATACCCAGACCCCGAAGACTGTAGAGGCAGTAGCTCCATAGTGACGTTGGGGCTATCCGCCGTAGACCCATTAAATGTTATATCGGGCAGGATTCGGCGTATAAACGAAAATCTGTCGCCGTCCTCTATATCAAACTCACCAGAGGTTATAAACGAGGTTATAGCTGTATTCGTACCGCTTTCGTTGTTGTCTATCCCATCTTCGTGAGTTACTAAATTATTGATATACGTAGCAGCTACGGGGAACTGTTTAATGCCGGTATCCAGCCATGCAGAACGGGCTAAGTTACCGAAATACCAAATACCTTGGGTGTAGTTGTATATAACGTATTTGTCTATAGTGGTAGAGCCAGTTGACGGGTAGAACCACCATATTTCGCCAAACCCTTCGTTAGTACCCGCAAAGACCTGCTCTATCTGCTCATAGTTAAGGTCGCTAAACACATGCCGTTTGAGGTCACATGGTAAGTCCTTAACTCTACCATCGTACATATAGAAAGAGTCCACTCCCATCCAATACGTTACATCATCTGAGTATGCAGCAGCGTTTTGTGATGCTATTGAGATGTTGTCTGCTAATAATTGAGAACCCCAGACTAAACTACCTCCGAGGTACTGTAGCGAATATATAGCAGCATCTGTCCATACCAAAACTTCTTGGCGAGACTGCAATGCGGTAACTATTTCGGATCCCCTAGACAGCTTTATGTCACCTGCCTGATTGGTGGCACTAGGAGTCCATTGTGCAGCATTTGCTTGGTCTGACCACCTAACAAGTAGGGGGTCTTGGATAGATGTACCGATTGTATTAGCACCAAAGCAAAACACAAACTGACTAACATCAGAGACAAGTATAAAATTCTGTATTGTAGGTGTGTTAGACGCTCCACTAAGCGCGGATAAAGCTATTGCTCGTCCGTTAAGACCGTCAGCGTTAGAGGCATCCCAGTAGTAAACTGCTCCACCGCGAGGGCCGAAAACGAGGTCTTCGCCAAAATTAGACTGGCTCCATAGCCGTAACGAATCCGTAGATGTTTCCTCTCCGTTACCCCACGTACCTGCGTTCCAAGCACCAGCACCCCAACCTACCAAGGGCACTTCGATTTCTGGGCCTACGTTTATTTGGTACTTAGCGGTTACGGAACCCCCACCAGTAGCAGATGATGTAGCTGCGGAAGACGCTTCGATAGTGTAGGTGTTGCCGGTAGAATATGTTATCTGAAACTCGTCATTCAGAGTTAGCCCACCTACAGCAGACGCTCCACTGAACGTAACAAAATCACCATCAATATAGCCGCCGTTAGCATCTGTAACAGTGACAGTAGTAGATCCGCTTACAGTCTCAAAAGGGTCAGTAAGAGACACACCCGATGGAGTGCGTTCAGGAGTTATATCGTAGTACAGCCCACCTTTTTCGAGGTAGAACTTTAGATTTGTACCTACACCAAGTAGTTTTTGGTTAGATAAAGTAACCCAACTATGCAGTGACCGACATAGCCCAAGGAACGTATAGGTAGATATTCGCTGCCACCCACCTATCTTTTCAGGAAACCCCGCACGAAAACGCACTTTGTCACAGTCAAACCAGCCTTCTTCGTCCACATACCGTGTGACTTCTTTATTTACGCCCGGTTTTAGTAACAACTTACGTAGTGGCATTACTGATACACACCTGTACGGATCATCTCGGTTACTCTAACAGCACGGTTGCCTACCTGAGAAGCCCATTTGCTATCCATGAACTCATCAGCAGCGATGTCAAACTGTTCACGCGACATGGCCTCAAGTGCGTTTACAAAACCTCGTAGTCTGGTAAGACCAAGATTAAAGCAAATGTCTGTCATGGCATCTTGACGCGCTTCGTTCAGAGCACCGAACCAGAAGTAAGTGTCTGCTAACTCACCCTTCACACGAGCCACGTCGTTGGCTAACAAGTAGTCAATCTCGTCGTCAGACAAACCAAGGCCAGACTCTGAGATGTTCCTGCCCACACCTATCGTTTCGTAGCCTGCACTACACACATATACCTTAGATCGTACACCTTCGTGTAGCTTCAGCATGTCTATTAGCTGAGTCATTACTTCTCCCGCGCTACGGATTTGACCTTCTCGTATGAACGCATAGCGCCCAACCCCAACATCCCCATCATAACGGGCACAAGAAGTGTTGTATCTACCTCTGGCACATCCATCCAGATGCCCAGTACGTTGGCAATAATAGTGTTGTACAACAGCCCGACCGCACAGATCCAGCCGATGGCAGGTCGCCACCCAGCTACAAATAACGACTTATGTGCAGCTTCCATCTTGTTGATTTCAAGCTGGCCTTTGAGCGCCTCTTGAGCGTGACGCTCTGACATGGTGGCAATCTCATGTGCCAACACATTCTTCTGATCCTTGTCTTCTATGAACTTGTCCAGCAGTCCTGTGACCGGCCCAACGAGT